ACCAGCGTCAGACAAGGTGGCCTGTTGATCTGGCGTGAAGCTCTGGTTAAAGAACCCCGGCGTAGCAAGCTCCAGCTTTGCCGCTTCGTAAGTCGCGGGGGCCACCACGGGAAGCGTCGCCGCGTCCAACCCCGGCAACAGCCGGTTGAGGTATTGGTAGGCGATGTGATCTGTTGCGCGGACGAACGCGGCTGCGCTGGCGGCGTCATTGGCCACCGTGTCGCCGCGCGCTAGAGCGTATGTTATCCATCCTGCGACATCGGCCATGTTATGCGACTTCCTGGGGGTTGCTTAGGTTGGTGGGGCCTAGAATGGCTCCCACCGGCTGTTTTGCGGGGGCACCAGTGCCCTTGCCTACGCGGGCGGGGCGGGGGGTGGCAAAGCGCCCTTGGCGGGGTTGGTTACGGCAGTTTTCGCCGCGTCATCGTCATTGTCATCGGCATCGTCGGTTTCGTCGGTGTCATTCTTGGCCGTTTTGCGGCCCGTCAAGACGCGGCACTTGTTGACCAGCGACGCGGGGATAACGTTGCCTTTGACTGTAACGACGTCGCCGACGGCGTGGCCGTTGGCGTCTGGCATGGTGATTTCAACTTTCACGGGGTAGCTCCTTGGGTTGGGTGGGGTTGGGTAGTGCGCTCACGAAATGGGCCGACCGGTTAATCCGGCCCATCGTTGAACTCACCGGTGGGGTTTAGGCGAGGCTTGAGTGCGCGATACCGCAATTCTGCGCGGAGTCGAACTTGATCTCCAGCGCTACGGCGGCCATGGTGACGAAGTTGTAATCGTCCTCAGGGTTGGCCCGGAACTGCGCCCGCGTGGTCATCGGCATCCCGTTAAGAACCTGCAAGACGTTGCGGTCTTTGACAACCGCAATAATTTCGCCGGGGTTAATGCTGTCAGCTTCGACGATTGCCGAAATGCCGCTGATCTCCATAACCTTCTGCGCGATGGTCTTGGGGTAGCCTGCCGTGAACTCGGTGTGGCTGGCGTAGAACCAGTCGTCAAAGTTCAGATAGATCGTGGCGGGGACCTTGAAGTTGTCTGCATGGAGCAGCTTCACCGTGGCCACCATCTCGGCCACCCATTGCGCGCCCGTTGCACCGTTCAGCGCCTGCCCCGTGGTGCGGGTGTTGCGCCGGGGGTGGGTGCGGAGGCCATAAAGCGGGTCGGCCCCGACAACGATTGTGGCGTCGCCGTTAAGCATAAGGCTTTCGGCCTTTTCGGCAATCCGTCGCATCGAGTTGGTGCGGCCTGCAGCGTCCAGCGAAAAGCCTTCAGTCCGCGCGGCTGCGACCTGACGCCAGCCGTATCCGAACGGGCTGTCGATGATCGGGAGTGGTGTGCCGTGGTATTCAAACACGGGCTGATCGATGCGGCCTTTGCCGCGCCCGTCCAAGGATACGTTGACTTGGCCACTGTCCGACACGGTCTGGAAGTGGTGGACAAGTTTGCCGATCGGCATAGGCATCGACAACGTTGCGGACAGATCGTTGAAAACCGCAAGTGAGGTCCGTTGGATTTCAAGGGCCTCGCGGTCCCACAAGCCCCAAACGTCCTTCGGCAGCGGCAAGGCGTTACCGAGGAACGTTTCAGAATTGTGACCAATGCCATGCGCGGTCGCCATGGCGAGCTGCGAGGCGTTAAACGCCCGACGGCTGTTCAGCACGAACGCCTGTTGTTCAGGGGTGAAACGAAGCATATCAGGTGTCCTCCTTATGCCGGGACGTTGTAGGAATTGGCGATGATCACGTCGGCCAGCGCACCGGCGGCGAACGCGCCGGGGGTATCGCTGAAGAACGCAATAACAATGTCCCCAGCGGTCGTAGCAGAGGCCAATCGACCGTCAGCCGCGATCTTGAGCGGGGCATTGAGGGCGTAGGTTGCCGCCGCCATGCGGGCCTGATAGACGTCGCCCGGCTCGATATGGTAGGCGATGCCGGTGTCCGCGTCTGTGTAGGCCGTGGCGACCGTCTGATCCTTGAAATCCATATTGGTAAGGATCATTGGCAGCTTGGCCAGCGCGGTGGTCAGCATGACCAGCTCGCCCGCTGTTTCCTCGACAAAAATGCCGGGGAGGTAGGCCCCCGCGACAGGCTTGCTGACGGAACGGGGTTGGCGCGTAAGCGGACCCCGAAAGATGTTGTTCCCGGCCATATCAGTTCACCGCCTTCGTGTCGTTGCCGCCCATTGCGGCGTTCATGTCATAGCCTTCGAACTCATCCGCCGCCCCTGTAGGTCCACCGAAGGCGCTGTTGAGGGCTGCAGCAGGGCGGGCGACCGAGTTGGCCGCCAGCGCACGCGCAGCGTCCAACGGAAGGTTCTTCGCCGTTGCTTCGTCAAGTACATTGGCCTTGACGATCGTGGCAACGTAGCCCGCGTGTTCGGCGTCGTCTTTGGCCTTTTGGTTTGCCGCCGTCAGCGCGATGCTGTCGAGCAGTGGCTTCATAGCCGCCGTGACCGCGTTGGCAATAGTCTCGCCAACGGTGGCCTGCGAGTCCACGAGGGTGTCAACCTTCGCGGAAAGCGCGTCGAATGTCGCTTTGTCCATATCTGCGTCTCCTGTGTTTACAGATTGTTCCCGCGTGGTGCCACTGATGGCGTCCATGATTGCGGTCTTAATGCGCGCCATCATTGGCGCACGCTCGAGCCTTTCGGCCGCCCTAAGTGCCATATCGGCAACATAGTTCATCTCTGAATCAAGGTCGTCCAAGTAAGAATTGACAACCTCAATTTCAGTTTCTTTGCCTTCAGCGTTGACCATCATGCCAACACCCTGCGCGGGGGTAGCTGCGCCTTCCTCGTCCAGCAAGATGGCGTCGTGGTCGAACGTCATATTGATGGCGGTGTTCTTGTAACCTTTTGTTTCGTCGTTCTCGGCCACAAGATCACACATCAACCCGGTGCTGGTGTGGATCGGCAAACCTTTTGCAATGGCGTCGAGGACCGCGCGGCCCCCGATGCTTTCGTTTGCGCGGGCAACGTCAATGACTTTGTCCAACAGCACGCGCCCGCCCTCTTGGCGAACGTTTTCGTTGTGCGCCCCGATCCACCCCATGTTAATTCCCTCGGGGTCCGACGCGCTTATGAACACGCCATTGACCACCGGGTGCCCCAAGGGGGCAGGCGTGCGGTTCAGCGTCATAAAGCCCTTGGCAATCTCCTCCGCGGGGTAGCGGATATCGTTCATGATCACACCATCGGGCAGGGTTGCCGATGGCACAATAATCTTGTCGCGCCCGTTGCGGTTTTCGCGCCGGATGGCGGCCATGTTGACGACGGTGCGGATATTGACGCGGACGTGCTTATTCATCTTGATCTCCAGCCGTTGCACTGAGCGGATTGTGCCCTGTGGTGATTCGTATTTCGTCGGCGGTGTATATCTCGTCGCCCGACTTTTGGTTTACGCCAGCCATCTTGTCGGCGCGATCGATTTTCTCGGCCATGCTGGTTTCCGTAAGATCGGACCAGTGTATATACCAGTCCTTGAGCGGGAGCACCTTGGCGTCCTCAAGGCGGCGCACCAGCGACATGATGTTTGGTATGGCGATGTTGACGCGGCGCGATTTGTTCGTGCGCCCCCACTGGTCTGCGTCCTCGGTGCTGGCACGCTCGCCGGTTTGCGACCCCACCAGTATCTTCATAGGGCAGCTAATTGACGCGGCAAACATCTGCGCCGGGATGTTAAAAAACTCCTCAGGCTGCGGAAGTGATATGCCAAGCGTTTTGGCTTCCATGCCCTGCAGCATAAGCATCGCGTCAAAGCCCTTGTTGAAGTCCTGGACCTGATCGTTCATCTTGTCGGCAACTTCTTCGACCGTCACGCCCATGCCCTTAGCCATGTCGGCCACCGTTATATCGGGGGCCGTCGTAAGCACGGGGGCGCTCTTGGCGTTCTTCCAAAAGCCCTCGCCGCCTGCGCCGCTTATCTTCTCCATATCGATTAGGCTGTTGAAGCCCGGCTCCAGCATCGATCGGTTGTGGACAGTGCCGTCGCGCGACCATATAATAACGCGGTCTGGATGCACTTCAAAGCTGCGATTCTTGGCAACCTCATCGCGGCTGTTCGAGACTTCGGACTCGTTAAAGTTGAACATCACCGGCTGGCCATAGTTCACGGACTGAGGGTCGGTG